AAAGTCAAATTCAACCGTCCTTACAACCACAAATTTTGACACAAGAATTACGACCATAAACATCACTTTGGATGGTCAAAACGGCACTATATCCATGACTACCTTTGACAAAGATAGCGGGGCAGTAACCGGCACTTTTAACCTCCCATAGGCAGGTGATTTAATGAAATATCGTGCGTTAGATAATTGCGGCGACTACACATTTTGTCGCCGTCTTTTTTTGCACAACAGGGAAGCTGTGGCGCAAGCCATCGTCACCCGAATGAGACTTTTATATCGCGAATGGTGGGAGAACCTTGAGGATGGTTTGCCGCTCTTTGAACGTATCCTCGGCGCACTCGGTGGCGAAGAATCAATCGCAGCGGTTGACCTAATTATTAGTGAGCGCATCCAAGGCACACAGAATGTGACCCGTATGGTGCGTTACGAGAGTTCCTTCGATGCAACCGTTCGGCATTATTCCGCACAATGTACGGTTGATACTGCCTTCGGGGAAATCAACCTAACAACGCTTGATAATTTCCGAAATGTGGAGGTGACATTCTAATGGCATATACACCGCCTTTTATAGACGATGCGGGACTTCATATTCCAACCTTTAACGAGATAAAAACCTACCTTTTGGACGAGGCGCGGGGCATCTTTGGCGAAGACATCTATTTGGAAAATGACGGCCAAGATTATCAATATTTAATTCTCTCTGCAGACCGCATCCATGATGTTTTCCAAGCCGTACAACTCATTTACAACAACAGGGGGCCGTCAACTGCCATTAAAGGTGCGCTGAATGCCCTTGTAAAGCTGAACGGTATCTCTCGAAAGCGAGCCACACACAGTATTGCAATTGTCACGCTCACAGGCGACCCCAACACGACAATTATTAACGGAATAATCGCAGATGTAAATAGCCACAACTGGGATTTGACGACCCCGATAACCATTCCCACAGAAGGTGCGATTGAAGTGGAGGCTACTTGCCAAGAAGCAGGAGCAATCCTTGCGCCGCCCGGCACGATTAACCGCATTGTAAATTCAACAATTGGATGGTTCACCGTTTCCAACACAGAAGCCGCCACCGCAGGGCAAACGGTAGAGGAATGGGAAGCACTCCGCGCACGGCAAACCATAAGCACTGCACGACCGTCCTTAACAGTGCTGGAGGGGCTGATTGGTGGCATTGCAGAAATATTGGATGTTACCCGTTACCGCTTATACGAGAACGACACCAATGTCCCCAGTTATTCGGGTTCCCCTAACTTCGGGCGGCCATTGCCCGGCCACAGTATTTGCGCCGTGGTCGAAGGTGGAATTGACGAGGTGATTGCAAGAGAAATTTATCTTCGTAAAACGCCGGGGTGTTATACCTACGGCGATGTGGAAGTGGATATTCCCAGCGGTGATGTTTACGGAATGCAACTTATAACCACTATCCGCTTCTTCCGACCTATCTATTACGACATATGGACAACACTATATATTCGGCGTTTGCACGGCTTCACCACGGAAACAGAGCAAAATATCATCACCAACGCCGTGGATTATCTCAATAGCCTTTCTATCGGCGACAACTTAACCATGTCGGCATTGTGGGGTGCTGCGCTTGCGGCAATGGAAAGCCTAACGCGGCCGTCATTTTCTATCACATCTGTAACCGCAGGGCTGGAAGAAGATTCACAAGTAGCCGCCGACATCGTTGTACCGTTTAACTGTGTTACTCGCGGAGATGCTTCGAGGGTCAAAGTTGAATTTGTGAATTGAGGTGAACCATGCCAAGCAATGAACATTACCTGCGCCGCGTTACTCCACAACACAGGCATCCGAAGTTTATGAAATGGCTCGCCGCAAATCTCATGCCCCACTTAGAGGCAGAAAAAGTGTTATTGAGCATGGACGAAGCCTTCGACCTCGACTATGCGCGAGGCAAACAGCTTGACGTATTGGGCGAAATTATCGGGCGCAGTCGTGTACTTAGTTTTGATCCTATAGACGGCTCAAGCCCGGTGCTTCAAGATGACATCTACGAAACGCTCATTCGCGCCAAAATCAGCATAAACCAATGGAACGGCACAATCCCCGGCATACAGGAGTTATGGGAGAGCCTTTTCCCCGACTACCGCATCGTCATCCATGACAATCAAGACATGACAATGGATTTGTACATTATTGGCCTTGTTACGATGCTTGAAATGGAATTGATGTCGCGGGGATATATTGCTCCTAAGCCAATGGGTGTGCGCTTGAATTACACATTCATTCCACCTTGGGAAGAAGAAGATGTTGGGGTTTATTTTGCTGAAGGCGCGGCATATAGCATTCGACAGATTATCGATTGTGACGAATTTCCGCTACCTACCGATGCTTATGATTTTTATGCTACGGCAACGGCACAGTTCACAAGGGAATACATCATCACAGATGTTACGGAAATCCCGAATGAACTGCCTGTAAATAGTGCCACAGGCACATACCAAATAATTAAGGAGGTGTACGCGGAGTGAGCAATATTCATATGCAATTAACCGCCAAGGGGCAAGCGTTGAACGCTAAAATCCAAGCCGGTGACGGCACGGTGCCGTTGGAAATCACTCGGGTTGTTTCTGCATCCGGGCGAAGTGACGACCCCCTAAACCTTGAAAGCGTGGTTGATATACGGCAGACCGCAATAATTGTGGGTCAAAAAAGGATTGATTTTCGCGCCGTTATCGAAGTCACCCTGTCAAACCAAGGAAACCCAGCAGCAGGAGAGCCGCCGCTCACGGAAGGTTATCCGCTGTCGCAATTCGGCATGTATGCCAACGACCCGGACGAGGGGGAAATCCTTTATAGGATAAGTCAGTACGACTTGCCCAACTATGTGCCAGCGGCAGGGCAGATGGCGTGGATGATTAACCCTGTATGGAACTTGGTTGTAGGAAATGCCAGCGAAGTAATAGTCAATGTTGACCCGGCAGGGCTAGTCACTGTTGGACAATTAAATGACCACATTTTGCAAAGCGTGTTTTCGCAAGACGGTGTCCACGGTATACGCTTTTATAATGGTGTGCTGTATGTACACAACGGCGTAAGCTGGGTCATTGTTTCAAGCGGTGACGACCTCGCCGCTCATAATACAGATCCGAATGCACACGCCGGGCGATTCAACTTCTTGCAAAACGAAATCCTCGACATTTGGGCGTTTTTGCAAGCGCGATTCCCCGACAGCGTGGGTGCAGTTTTAGGAGCTGATAGCTTCCTAGGTGCAGAATCTTATATGGTACCGATGAGCGGCGGCGCATAAAAGCGCAACACTATTTTATTAAGAAGGAAGGATGAAAAAAATGCGAGGAATACCCCGCACCATAGCTACACCTGCCGACTTGGATTATATGTTCCAACTAGCCACAGTCGGAAAGCAGCTTCCAAAGAAAATGAAGCCTGCGGCAGAAATTGCCCAGCTTATGGACTCTTTTGTTATTAATGACCGTAACGTCATGGCGGGAGGTGCTTTATCACGCGAGCCACTTACGGCAGACGTAGTTTTTACAGAAGTTTTCCCCGCCGGGCGTGAAAGAACAGAAAACGAATTCGCTGAATGCTTGCGCCGTATGTTAGCCCAACAATACCACAGGGTTCGCATCATCAGCGTGGATGGAAACAAGGTAACAACCATGTACTTCCCCGAAATCACCAGCGCAAGAAGAACGGAAGATGGGCATGAGGTTGTAACTTATGAACACATCGAAGCCTCTGAAGATAGCGAAGAAAGAATTGGCGAAGATGGTATGGTTTACGACTTCACCGTCATTTCCCTTTCTGCGCCGCCGTTCGACCCCGGTTGGCTCTCTGTGCATATGCCCGACAACCAACTCACCCGCAGCGGGTTTGACCCGGCAAAAATACAAAATATGTTGGAGGTGCTGACAAATGCCTAGGTCAATGATAGACGACCCCAATAAGGCCGATCCTCGCGCACATGTGCGGACGGCTCTTTTCGCAATGGTTTCTGATATTGTAGCACCCACAGCGCGATACCTTCGTGCAACGGGAGACAATATGCTTACGATTTCGGCCGGCAATACCATTGCTGTAGGAACATCGGTATTCACCACATCAATGACGAACCTCGGCGCGGCAAACCTTGATGTTGGCTCTGCCCTCCAGCGCGGTACAGACTACTATGTTTACATCTGCGACCCCGGAAGCCCTCAAGATGAAGTATATCTAATTTCACTTAACTCTACTGCACCCGCAGGGTATACGGCGTTAAACAGCCGCCGCATCGGTGGCTTCCATGTCGGCATGTGCCGTAGGCTGGACAATAATATGCGTCCGATAAATTCGGGTGGCCTTGCATGGGGTACCGGATGGGAAGCAAACATCTTCCTTGGCATTATCCCCGAAAGTGTGTGGACGTTAAATCACCGCCCCAAATGCGCCCCCGAAGGTATGACCTATGCCGGTGGCGGTTTATGGGTTGATATATACATCAGTTCTTCCGATGGGTCGGATGGTTTGCAATCCATGTTTAACTCAATACCTCTCACCGGCACGGAAGGTCACAACTGGTACAGTTTTAATGACCGCGCACTGGCTGTCGAAAAGCGGCTCATGTCATATTCCGAATGGTGCCGTGCTGCTTTTGGTTCTCCCCAAGGACTGGCAGGTGACAACTCAAACGCATGGACAGCGGGAGCGGCAAGAAACCCGACTGGCATGGTAGACCGCGCCGTATCTTCCATTGGTGCTTGCGATTGCGTAGGCAACGTGTGGGAGTGGCTGGATGAACTCATCACAAATGCCAGTGGTTATGTTTTGAATGGAACGACAAACCCGACAAGCTACACATACCCTGCATGGGATGGTGGTCGCGGCGGTCAAGTAAATACCACAGGCACAGGCCACGGGCCCACAGCGCGTACAAGTTCAAATACACCCAATACCGCGCAAGGCGCATGGAACTGGGATACAGACTCCCCACTTGGCGACACCACAGGCGGTAATCCTGCTAACGGCAACATCCATCAGTATTACGACTGGTCGCTTGTTGCTCTTCTCGCCGGCGGCAACTGGACTCATGGGGTGGGGGCTGGCTCTCGCGCTGTCTTCTGCGGCAACGGGCCGTGGTCCGTGCTCACGGCTGTCGGCGTTCGTCTCGCTTGTGAATCCTTGTAATCTGTCTTACTGTGTTCTGTCTACCCCTGCGATAGCAGGGGTAGAGAAATTTTTTTGAGATTTTTATATCGAAATTCGTTATTTTCTAACGCTTAGGCAAAAAGTCTAACAAAGCGTGTAGAAAACCAGTAATCCCATGCTATACTTTTTCAAAGGGGGACAGAAGCCGATGGAACACCATCACGGAGTAGAACTTAAAATATTGCAAAAGACCTTCGATATGATTGAGTTTGCATACCCGGTTCTCGCCCAATTCCCCAAGTCCGAAAAATACGCACTGGTAGCAGACGTAAAACGGTGCATGGACACGTTTTTGGAACACATTATTGAGGCGCAGAAGCGGTATCACAAAAAAACAACGCTTCAAAACCTCGACATCACACTTGCCAAGCTACGAGCATACACGCGCTTGGCGCATAACCTCGGCTTTCTACCTACCAAGAAATATAATGCATGGTCGGAACGGAATGTCGAACTCGGAAAAATGGTTGGCGGCTGGATAAAATCCAATGCTGCAAAATCATAGGGAACGCATCGCCATCTTAACGCCGGCGGCAACTGGACTAATGGGGTGAGGGCTGGCTCTCGCGCTGTCAACTGCAACAACAGGCCGTGGAACGTGAACACGAATGTCGGCGTTCGTCTCGCTTTGCCTACCCAAAGACGGGATGTACTCGTCTTTGCAAGTCAGAAGTGGTCAACTCAAGGGTTGGTCTCCAGCACATTGGTGGATAAAGGGATTCGTTTCCATGCCGAAGCCGTAAGGTATTAGGCAAAAAATCCAAGTAGCCGCGAATGCCGGTAGTAGGCAACGAACCCCGCAAAGCGCGGCATCTTTTTGAAAGGGTACGCGATGGTCTTATTTATGCGCAGGGGAAAACGCTACTGGTATGTAACCGACATATGGGAAACCTTTGTTGCCGTGCCGGTG